ATGCGGTTGTTGAGCCCGGCCGTCGCGTCCGGATCCTCGACGACCAGGACGGACGAGGTTTCGCCACGATCGAGCGCCAGATTGTAGAGTGTCTCCGCCTCCGCGTCCGTGAGATCGCCGAGGCGCCACCGAAAGCGCCCCTTGCGCGCGCCCTCGCTGATGCCGAACCCGCCGCCCAGGAGCGGCTCCTTAGAGCCGGTATCGATCACGCCGCGACCGCTGCCCCACTCTTTATTGTGCGTCGGCTGGAAGGCCTTGCCGACCATGACGATCCCCATCGTGGCATCGCCCGCACCTCTGGCCGGAGAGATATCGATGTAGCGCGCGCTGACCGGTGCCGGCAGGCGCGCAAGGAAATGCTGGCGGCCGGTGATCACAGACGTTGCGGGAGCCGGATTGATGAGCCCGTGGCCGACCATCGCGGCGGTCGAGGTGCCCGTCCACCAGCTGGCGTTGCCATAGTTGGTGGTGAAGCCGAGGAAGAGCGTGTCGATGTCCTGGGCAGTGCCGAGATCGAGCCGCAGCGACGGATTTCCCGTGCCCCCCGAGCCGAGATAGGCTTCCTTCGGATCTGGCGTGAGGAGGTTGGCCGGGTCTCCATTGCCGTTGAGGTTCACGATCGTGAACGGCATTGGCGCGAGGATCAGCATGTTGCTCACGTCAGTCTCCTCAGGACGGTCAGAGTGGTGCGCGCGACTTGGTCCTGCTCCTCGACGCCGATGACGAAGACGACCAGGCCCGCGCTGTAGCCCAGCCGATCCGCGACGATCGTGACCGGGCGGCCGAGGAGGTCGATACGCAGCCCGGGGACGTCATGGGTTTCGATTGCGAGAGGACCGGCAAGGAAGGCCTGTTGCCGCGCCACCTCGGCCGCGGCACCGGCCGACAGCGCCAGGGTGCTCACAATCGTCGTCTCGCGCGCCAGCTCGCCCCAGAGCGCGGCGAGTCCGGCGTCTGTGACCTCCGCGTAGAGCACGCCTTCTTTCAGATAGGCGACGATGCCGGCGTCGATCGTCATGAGCTGCCAAGCTCCGAACGGAGAATGGCCAACGCGCGCTCGACGGCCTCCTCCTGGCGTTCGGCCAGCGTCATGCGCCGCAACCGGGCCTCCTCCTCATCCGCGGCTCGTTGTGCTTCATCGACGACCGGCTGTCCCTCGACGACCATGGAATGGTCTTCCGGCGGCGAGTCGAGCGCAATGAACTCGAAGCCATCGGAATCGACGCAGGCAGCGTGCTCGACGGTGTCCACCCAAGTCTCGACGCGGGTCGAGCCGTCCTTCTGCAGCCTGGGGCCGGTAACTTGGCAAAGGCCGCTCATCCTGCCGCACCTACGGTGCCGGTTGGATAGGTGGTCCAAGTCGCGCCGGCTTGTGCGACCAGGCGAAACTTCTGTGTCGAGCCTGCGGTCAAACCCGTCCAGGACAGGCCGACCGAGATGCTCCCGCGTTCCTGTCCATAGATCCCGCCACCCTCATTGTAGACGAACGGGTCGAAGTCGCTGTCAAAGGCGGCGCCGCCATTGAGGCCGGCGCTCATGTGGGTCACCCAGGTGGAGCCGTTCCAGCGCTCCCACCACATCTGGCAATTATAGGGAGCGCGAGTCCCGCCGCCTTCGGGGAGCAGATCGATATAAGCGCCGCTGAGAGTGGCCGCCGTATTAGACGCGCCGAGCGTGATCGTCAGTTCGTCGGAGATGACCGTCGCGCTCGAGGAGAACGCCGCTAGGCTTGGATCGCTCTGCGAGGTGCCGCTGCTGCCCCCGCCGCCGCCACCACCGCCGCCACCGCTGCTCGGCGGCGTGTCCACGGCCTTAATCAGGTCCACCACACCGACCGCCGACACACCTGCATGCCCCATCGTGATTTCGATCACCGCCTTGTTCGTCCCCAGAGACGTGGTCGAAAGCGTCGCGAGCGCGCCCGCGACGGGCATCGCCTGGGGACCGCTGGCGTTGGTGAAGCCATTCACGGTCCATGAAACCACCTTGTAACTGGCTGTCACGCCAGCTGGGACTTCGACGCCGCTCTTGAAGAGCTTGTAGTTCTCGGCACGGGGCAGCTGACCGCTCTTCGCCGATCCGTCGCTGTTGTAGGCGATGGTGATCAGAGAGGGGCCATATCCGACGGACCGCGTCACGTCGGCATTCTGCTCGATGCCGTCGAGCTTGCCCCCGGCGGCCGGATCGAGCTGGAGCAGCGATGCGGCGATCTCGCCGTCGCTATGGGAGCGGTAGGCGCGCTGATAGCCGAGCCGGCGCTTCTTGACCGGTGCGAACGTCTCCAGGCGCTCGACCCGGTCCGACCGCAGCGTCTCGACCGGGCCGGACCAGGTTAGCTCGCGAAGCGTGATCGTCCCGGCCGGGTTGAAGATCCAGAGCAGTGAGACGCCCATCAGCAGGCGATCGAGCACCGCCGCGATCGTCTCGTCCTCACCGACATGGATACCAGCCGTACCGGCGCGCCAGCCGGCTGCCGTCGCCGCATTGGTGATTGCCGGGCCGGCCGCGGCGGCCAGGACGCGCGCGGCGATCTCCGGCGCGGTCTCGACATAGCCGGCGCCGATCTCGCCGCGGACGTCGGCCGTGAGCGGCCCTGCAGGCTGGGTCCACCACTTAGCGCAGGCGATCGACGGCGCGACGACGCCCGAACCCTGGGCCGGCGCCGAGGCCGCGAGCGCGCCGAGAGTCGCGGCGACGCTGCCCTGCCATGCGATCACAGCCGGCGCCGGCGACGCCGCGCGCCCCTTGTCCCGGAGGACGTCGAACGATTGCCAGGGGAAGGCCGGATCGCCGAACTCGTAGACGTTGTTGGCCTTGTCGAGGATGCGCCCCTCGATGTTGAAAGCTCGCCCCCAGGTGCGGCGCTTGATGCGGCCCTTGGCCTCCGCGATGCCCTCGGCGCCGCCGGTGCCGGCGAAGCGCGCGGTGATGAGCGGCTTGTTCAGATCCTCGCCGAGATCCGCGAAAGTGATGGCGAGCTGGTCATCCTTCACGGTCGCTTCGGCGACCTTTCCTGCGAGCCGGGTTGCGGCGGCCGCGCCTTCCTCGCCCTCCTCGATCGTAATGGCCGCGCCCGGCCAGAAATAGGCGGCGAGCTCGTTGAGCGCAGCCTTGCCGGCCGGCGCCCAGTTGACCCCCCCGGTCGTCGGTATGACGGACCCGGTCCAGCCGTCCTTCGAGAAGCCGATCTTGGCCTTGAACCTCGGCCGGTTGGCGACGCCGGCGCGGAATCCCTGCGGATAGGGCTTCGCGTTGCCACCGCCTGCCAGCTTGACCGTGGCGACCGCCGCCGTGGTGGGGTTGCGCGGCTGGGCGGTGATCAGGACCACCTTCGTCACAACAGCTCCGTCGATCGGCCGGTGGGTGCAAAGCTCGGCCCGCCGCCAGACGTGTTGGCGGCGATCCGCTCGAGCAGGTCGAGCTGTTGGCGGTTGATCGAGTTGCCGATCGCCAGCTGGTCGTTGACCTCGTCCAGATGCTCGTTGGTCTGCCGGGCCTGTTCCTGGGCGATGCGGATCCGCTCATTCTCAAGCTCGATCACCCGCTCGGCGCTCGAGATCGCCCGGCCGCGGTCGCTGGCGAACTCCGGCCCGGCCGTGCCGTAGGCATCGCGGCTGAGCTCCACGAGCTGGCGGCTGAGCGCGGCCAGGCGGTCGGCCGCGCCCTCGACGCCGGCCTCTGCGTCGGCCTCTGCCTTAGAGACCTCGCCCAGGAGCTTGGTCCGGCGATCGGCCAGCGAGCCTTCGAAGAGGTCGCCGAAGTTCAGATCCTCGAGCAGCTCCTTCAGCGCGCCGACTCGAGAGGCGAGGATGCGGTCCGTGACGGCCGCGCGCTCCTTCGCGTTCAGCTCCTCGATCTTGACCAGGTCGAAGCCATACGCGCGGGCGATCCGGACCCGCTCCTTGGCGGTGCGCTCGAACTCGCGCAGCTCGCGCGATGCGCTGCTGCCCATGTCGCTGAGCAGATCCTCGAGCTCCTGGACCTTCAGCGCCTCGCGCACCGCCTTCTGCAGGTCGTTGGAGCTGGTCAGGGCCTTCTGCACCGCGGCCGACATTCCGCCCACCACGCCGTCGCGGAGCGCGTCCAGGGCGGCGAAGGCGATGGCCGCGCCCTCGTCCTCGCCGAAGTCGATCGCGCCCTTGCTGGTCTTCGTCTTGCCCTTGCCGGTCGGATCGACTCGCAGGTTGCCGTTGCGGATCCCGATAGAGACCGAGGGCGTGCCGGTCAGCGAGCCGCCGAACTGCGCGGCGATCTCGTTGAGCGTGTCGATGATGCTTCCGGCCGCCGTCCCCGCGGCCGTGCGGAAAGAGCTGCTGCTGCCGCGCGTGCCGGAGACGCCGATCGCGCCGTCGACCATCCCGATCGTGGCGGAGCCCGTCTTGGCGCCGCCCGAGAGGATCTTGCCAGCGAAGCCGCCGATCAGCGAGCCGGCGATCGAGCCGAGCGGCCCGCCGAACTTGCCGAGCAGCTCGCCGGCCTTCCCGCCGATCGCTTCGCCGATGTCCTTGCCGAACTCCTTGCCCAGGGCGTTGCCGATCGCGCCGCCAACCATGCTGCCGGTGCGGCTGTTGCTGATGCCGAGCGAGGATAGGCCGCCGCTGACCATCGCGCCGTAGGTCGCGCCCTGCATCGCACGTCCGACCAGGCGGCCGATCGTGCGGGCGGTCTGCTCGCCCACGACGCCCTCGGCGAGACGAGTGACCATGCGCTCGAAGAAGACGCGCGGATCTCGATTGGCGGTCACGACGATCTCGGCATTGTCGATCGCGGCTGCGGCGGCGTCCTGCTGGGCGGTCGATTGGACCCCGGTGCGTGCGGAAACAGCGGCATCACCCACCGCCGCCAGTGACCTCGCGGTGCTGTCGGCCGCGGCGCGGAAGCGCTGGGCAGCATCCTCCACGATGTTGGTGCCGTTCACCATGTCCTGGAGCTCGCGGAAGGTGTTGCCGAAGATATCCTCGGCGAGCACTTCGGCATTGAGGCGGGTGTAGGTTCCGAACAGCCGGCCAGGCGCGTCCAGGAGGCTCTTGACGTCGCCCATCAGGCCGCCCTGAACGACGTCGGTCAGCTGCGCGCGGACATCCTTGATCGCCTCGAGGTAGGGCCGCAGCTGCGCCTGATTGATCTCGAGCTGGCGCTGCTCTGCCCGAAGCGCCTGGACGCCGAGGAGGATCGTGTCCTTCCGCTCTTGGGTGAGCGGCCCCATCCGCTCCTCGAGGCGCTGGATGATCTGCAGCGCCTGGGCCTCGTCATCACGGCCCTGGGCGATCAGATGCTGAACGTCGAGCGACTCGCGCTGCTGATCGAGGAAATCGAGATAGGGCCGATTGATCCCCTCCTCGATGACCTGGCGCGCGGCGCGGCCCTGCTCGAGCAGCCGCTGATAGTTGGGCGGCTTGCGCTCCTCGATGTCCTCCAAGAGGTCGTCGAGATCCGCGAGCGCCTTGGTGACGCGGGTGACCTGGGCGGGCGTGTTCTGGAACTGGCCGGCGAGCTCGCTGATGCGAGTGCCCGCGTCCGATCCGAACTCGGCCAGGCGCGATGCGCCGCCGTCGCCGCGGCGCCGACGCTGGCCGCCTCCTCCAGGCTGCCGGAACCGCGGATCGAGGCGGCCCGTCCGGACCGTCTCGAGCATATCGTTCGCGATCCGGACGGACTCTTCGCCCTGGACCAGGTTGTTGACCTGCCCCGCCAGATCCGTCCCGGAGAAGGTGATGCCGTATCGCCTCAGCGCCGACGTATCGGCTTCGCCGAACAAGCGGACCGCCTCGGCGCGATCGATCTGCGGGCCGGTGCGCCGCCCGCTTATGAGGCCGGAATTGACCGCGATGTTGCGCAGGTTCTCCCACTGCGCTGCGGCCTGTGGATCGGCCGACCGCGCGATTGCTGCTCCGATCGCGCCGGCCGAGTCCCACGCTCCGACGCGTTGGGCCGCCCCCATCCGAAAGAGGTTGGCACCGGCAACCTGCTGCATACCTTGCGCGCGCAGCGCCTGCGCCTGCATGATGATGTTCGCACGGAGGGCTTCGGTGTTGGAGCGAATTCGCCCGGTGTTGAGATCGAACATTTGAGCGAGCGCACCTTGCGCTTGCCCCAGAGCATCCGATGCACTCACCAACCGCCGCTGCGCAGCCTCATTCTGCTCCGCCTCGTTCGTGGCGCCGAGCAGGCTCGAGCCGAACATCGCCACAATCGACGCGGCGGCCAGAATCGCTGACCCGAACGGATTGGCTATGAAGCGAGCGACCGCGCCGCCGACTCCTCCAGCGCCCATCTGCTGGACAGCCATGGCGGTCTGGCCCGCTTGCATAGCGAGGACGCGGAAGACGTCCGTGCCCATCGCCAGCTGCATTCCGATGTCCTGGATCTGCTGACCCAGCATCATGTAGCCCATGCGCTGCTGGCCCAGCGACGTGAACTGCTGGTTGCCGGCGCGAGCGGCCTCACGGGTGTTTCGTTCGGCGACCGCGAGAACGCGGGCATAAGCCGTCGCGCTCAGAGCGCCCGAGTCGTAGGCCGTTTTCGTCTGGCGCAGGACGCCGGCAAGCGCCGCTTGGGATCCAGTGACCGGGTGCGTTGCTTGCTGGACGCCGTTCATCGCCGCCTGCAGCGCGGTCGCGCCGCCATAGGTCTGGCGGAGATCGCCGGCCGCTTGTCGCGCCGCGGCACCGAAGGTGCGGGTGCCGGCCGCGGCCGCGCCGGTCGCGGCTTCGACCTGCCGAGCGCCAGCGGCCGCCTGGTCGCCGGAGCGCTTCAGCTCATCGAGTCCGGCCTTGCCTTCCCGGGTGCCGGCTCTCAGGCCGCTCGCATCGGCTATCAGGCGTGCGCTGACGACGAAATCGTTAGACACGCCTCAATTCCTTCCAAACTGAGCGATTGCAGCCGCCTCGAGCGTTCGCAGGTCGTTGAGCACCTCGGCCGTCAACTCGACGTCCAGGCCCTTCGCGACAGTCGGCAGCGCCGAATAGTCGATGCCCGTGCGGACCAGGCCGCCCATGCCGGCGCCGACCCAGCGCCATTGCGTCTGCAGGCCGAAGAAGAGACTCACGGCCGGCACCATGTCCGGCCAGACGAAGATCTCGTCGCCAGCGTCGGCCGTCGCGAGGGCCGCTGCCATTGCGGGCGGCACCTCGCATCCGACCGCCCTTAGCTGCTCTTCCGGGCTGGCTTTGACTTCGGCTTCGCCTCGCCCCCCTGCCCATCGGCGGGCGAGGCGCTGGAGTTTCCCGTTCGGACCTTCCCCTGGCCGACGCAGGCCTTGGTGAAGGCGATCTCGAAGCCGCTCGCGAAGCCGGGTTCATGCTCGAGGATCTGAGCGAGGATCTCGATCGAGAAGGGGACGGGCCGCTTGTCCTCGTCCACCACGCCCGCCCAGTCGCGGGAAACCTCACGGGCGATCTCCTCAACCGTCTTCGAGGTGGTGCCCTCGAGCATGGCGAGCAGCTCGCTGCGGCCGATCAGCTTCACCTTCATGCGGATGCTGCGATACGCTTGGACGCTGCCCTCCTCCGGGCTGCCGATCTCGAGGGTCTGCCAGTCGACGTCGATCCAGGCGATCGGCTCCTTAACCACCGTGTACATGGGCGCTCCGTTACTTCGAGGTGATGACGAGCTCGTCGTTGCCGGCAGCGGCAGACGGGAGCAGGCGGATCGGGATGCTGGCCATCAGCACGCCCTGGTCCTCGGGCGTCGTGATCGCGCCGAGCTCGCAGCGTGCGGCATCGAACTGCACGATGTTGCCCGCCGCGGTGCCGTGCACGATCTGCAGGGGCACCACCGAGCGGTTCAACATGTTCGTGTAATAGTTCTTCGTGGTCAGATCCGGGAACTCGATGAGCACCGTGCCCGAGCCTTCGCGATTGCGAAAACGGGCCTTGTCAGCCTGGCCGGTCAGCGACCGCGGCTCGATCTTGGCGCCCATGTCGATCGAGATTCGCCGGAATGCACCAGCGTAGCCGCCGAGCAGAAACGTTGTGTTCGCGGTCGAGCAGATCAGCGGCTCTGCCTGCCCGCTGAAAGTTGGAACACCCGGAACCTGCTCGCTGACGACGCCGGGCGGGGGAAAGCCCACGGCCGAGTAGCCGAACATCGGAACGAGATCGTCCTCGAAGGTGATCGTCAGATTGCTCCGCGCGCCAAGCGCAGGGAGCTTCAAGTTGTCGTAGAACGGCCAGAGCGACATGGATGGGACAGCCGCCGAGATCGGCCTCTGCTCAACCCTATTGCCGCCCACTACCGCGCCGGCATCGAAACCGCACATCCGGTTGAAGGGCATCCAGGCGGGGACCGTCGTGGCGCTCACCCCGCTGCCCGCGATCTCGATATTCCACGTGATCGGCTTCCGGAGCTGGGCGAGGACCGACGGACG